TTTGTACCATCAATAGTAGCTACCAATTTTCTCGCTAGTAAGCGAGGGGCATCCCCATCTATCAATCCCTGCGCTAATATACGACTTATTTGTGAATCCATTGCTTCCGTAATACCTTTTAAATCAGTAAAGACTCTAGTAAAAATAAGTCCCACCCGATCTAAATGGAAAGGGGTCCCCATAACTATCTCAATTCCCCCGGAATCATCAATAGAAGGTATCTGCATTCCCTTGTTTATCATCTCGTACCTAGCCCGTATAACTCCCCTTTTATAAGAATCATAGATATATTTATTCATCCAGGCCGCTTCTACCGAAGTTCCTACCTGTGACAAATTTATTACCGTTACTAACTCAGATTCTATCTGCTTTTGTAACCACTCCATAAATTTTGCCACTTTTTCTGAGCTACGCACATACGCAAAAGCCTCTCTGGCCGGAGGTACTACTTGTAGTATATGCGGCCTTTCCTTAAGTCCAAAACAATCATTTTTATAAACTCCAGTCACTATACCTGCCATAATCGCTTTAAACCGACGATTCATATCACTAGCAAAGAGATTTCTCAACGCAGTAGTATTCGTTGGATCGTAATTTCTACGCTGGATTTCAGTATAGGTCGTTACAGTATTCATTACTTCTTAACCGGATTGGTTTTTTTCGTTCCCGGTTTAGCAGGAGCTGCTACTGGAACAGGTTCAGGCTCCTCTAAACTATCCACTATTTTATTATAAAGCTCTTCCTTGCTTATCATCTCATCCCTAAGTCTTGTGATGTAGTTAATCTGCTCTGTATTTAAACCAAGACAGAAAGCAAAGAAAGCATCCGGAGGCAGGATTGTTTCAGCCATCGGAGTATAAGTATATTCCCGAATAGCGGTTGCCCTAGATTTACCAATATCTACACGAGCTTTCTCACTGAGTGAATATAGATCGTTCCACTTTATAGAATAATTTCCCGTAACCGGAGCTGGTAAAATTCCATATTGAATCAAAATATCTATAAGCGGACGAACTATATTTGGTTCTGCGTGATCTTCCCGACGGGCCTGTACATACTCTTTCCACTCGGATGAGTCCTGTGAACTAGCAAGTTCCCCACGTTCACTCCCCATAAGCACTCGCTGAGGAATGCCTGTTACAGCAGAAAGACAAGCTATCTGTACTTCAAAATGCTCCTTTGGACTAGCTATCTGCTGCTGAAGAGCCTGTATATCAATTCCTTCGTTTATCAGAAAACGACGGAGATTATTTTCATATTCATTTATTTGCTGAAGCAAATCCTCTCTCATTTCTTTGGTGAGAGTATAATCATCAGCTACTTTACCTTCATACCCTGGTCTAGCTCCCCTCCAAAACATTTCCGCATCACCGCCGACTAATTTTTCAATATCCATCAATCGGTTATAAATCCCTTCCAAACGAGGAGTTCCATATACTTCAGACTCCAAAGGGTCATCGGTGACATGAATCACTCTGGAATAATGTACCTTTACATCAGTAGTCCCCCCATTTGCTTCTTTAACAGACATAGTATAATATAAAGGCAAGCCGTATCTTGGATTGGTAGGATTTGTTTCCAATTCCAAAATAGCTGCACTACTTTCACTATATGGTTTTACATAGTGTAATTTTCTTTGACCATCCTTTACGGGTTTAGCAAACGCCTCCCGACTTGTCACATCGTCTAATCCTAACAATAAAACTCCATAACGACCTAAACCAGTCAAACGATCCAACCTAGCCAGTTTAGTTTTAAATTTCATTTTACGATCCAATTCTGCCCAAGCCGTTTCAAAAACGGTATCCTCCTGCTCTTCCATTTCCACAAGTTCCAAAGCTCCCTGCCAAGTAGCTCGTACCGGACGATCAATCACCGCCTTGGCGATGTCCTGCCTAGTATATCTAGAATAAAATTCTGAGAACTTGATCTCTCCAGAGGGATACCCCAAAGCCCTATACAAATCTCGTTCTCCATCATATTGGAATCCTAGTAAAGAGGCTAACATTCCTCTATTCAAAAGTGAACCCTCTAAACTAATCTGATTAGTTTGAAGAGAAGGGGATTTGCTTATTCTTTTCATTTCAATAATTTTTTAAGTAACCCCCGGTATATCTCAACCGGGGGACTTTTCTTAAGCAGCTTTCTTTACCGAGCCAAACACTCGTGCTTTTGTTGTATTGTACGGAGGAGCAAGGAAAGTACCACCAAGATATGTGAATGCGGCTGATAGAGCCACTTTCCATACGATAGACCAAATTACTACTCCTTCAATAACGAACTGCCCGAATGACTGCAATGCCGCAGTACCAAGGGCAATCAGAAGACCTGATGCAAGGTTTATCCAACTGAGTGCCCCAGCAGGAGAATCAGAATGGAGAACTGCCACAAGATTCTTTCCTGTATACGTCAAGATTGTGCTCACTGCTGTTACAGCAAGAAGCAGGTAATCAATAGGGGTTTGTGAAAACGCCGCTACAATCACTGCCATCAGTGCCATAAACAGACCTTTAAAAAACTGTTGTGTTGTCATGACAATTTGTTTTAATTAGACAATAAAGGAATATTTTGCAAAATTACATGAATATCATCATCAAGCAAAGGCTTGTCAAAATAAAGTGCTTCATCTACTCCATCAATCTCATCACCAGAAATATCATTTAATTGTGTTCCATGGGAAGAGTTATGAATGATTAATGTTTCATTTGCTCCGATAATTTCATTTTTCAGAGAATCCGGACCTTCAAGTGTTGGAATCTGATCAAACTCAAGTTGGTAAAGTATTGCCGCTGCCATGCTAAACCACTCCTGCCATGTCATCTCTCTTTCATATCCACGACGCAACCCATAGGACAAAGCCCCCATGTACTTTTTGATATCAGAGAAGTAAGCATCCGCAGCCGTCTGATTCTCTTGACAAGCACTTATGACCAACCAACGTAAATGACCAGAACGAAATATCTGATGCTTTACCGGCATTCCAATAGGCACGGCAGGATTTGGAAGGAAACGATTTCTTACCGGCTTCCCATTGAACATATCATGCGGATTGCCTTTGGTTATACCCTCAGAAAAACAACTATCAGCTATCACAACAACGGTAGCTCCGGGCTGTAATGAAGCGATTGCTTGGGAAGCAGCCCACTTGTAATTCTTTACCGTAGCCTGATAATCCGTATAACGCCGAACATCCACTTCAGTAAATGCCGAAAGCAGTGGTTGTGGTAAAAGCAAAGAATCATTTACACACCCTTTCAAGCTATTGCCACCACTGTACACATTTCTACCAAAAGTTACAATACGAAATGGGACCGAATCAAAAGGCCGGTCATCAACGCTACCAAACATTTTACCAAAACAAGTCATTGCTGAATAATTAGTTCTGTTTGATTAAGAATAATCTTTCCAGTAGTAAGAGGAATACTTATTGAATCACCATAGAGCAGTTGACCACTACGAAAGAAAATAACCATATCTCCTTCATAGATTCTTGCACCCTGTTGCCAATAACCTCTCTGTTTTACCAACTGCATATCAAACCCTGCCTTCCAATAATCACTCATTGCAATCCCCATATCAAATTCGGTAGGTGTCCCCCACTGCAAACGAAACTCTGGAACGAAGTTGATGAAGTCCTTAAAGTGAGGATTCATTATCATTGAATGAGTATCGTACCCTAATGCTCTCCACTCAGCCCACGTTTTATAATTTGCACCTATCTGAAAACGAGGTTCTCCTTCTTCACACCAATAAATGTTATAGTCACATTCAAAACCTTGTAAACAAGCAGTATCCATAACATTTATATTGACAATCCTTCGTTTGGTGTAGAAGATGTTGTTTTTAATCTTTACATACTTTGCATCCGCAACCGGATTATCGTTTTTGTAAACATCAATTAAACCTCTCCATGTACCAATACCAGGACTTGTGTAGGTAGAATCTTCAGAATAGAATGTGTTATTATATATCCTGACTCCATTCATTCCTTTAACCACGACTCCAACTGCCGGAGGATTTCGAATAATATTATAAGCAACAACGCCAGTGCTATCTGTCATGCCATTGGATTTACGAATGATTCCCATTGGAACATAATCAAGATAGTTATACATAATACGAGCGTTAGCTTCATATCCTGTAAAAATACCATGCGTTATTGTATTAGCATTCTGATCCCCCGTCCATACAAACTTATTTCCTATAATCTCACTATTTGGTAAGGTATTGACATATTGTGGATAAGTATTACTTTCTACACCTGCCTGAAGCATATACCCACCTGTATTACAGGCTTCCACATAATTGTTCTTAAATACAAATGTAGCAAGATCAGTTCGTGGAATAGATATACCATTCACATTTGTGCAGGTAGTGTCAATAAAGGTCTGTCCAATATATGACAAATTAACCTGTGCTAATAATGAAACTGGAAATAAGAATAGTATGATTAAATACTTTTTCATTTTGCTATGTATGAATCATTTACGCTCAAAAATAATGTAAACCTTCCACCATATCCTGTAGTAGCATGAGCGGGGGATGTTAAAGTGCTCAGTACCTTTTTGTTGTACTGATCTATTGGACGCATGTCTTCTGGAATCCCTGCTGCCTCCCAATCAAAATTGGAATCGAAGAAGGCCTCCTGTTCCGCCAATAGTTTATCAGCAACATCATACATATTGTTAATCACTTCCCAATTATCAGCAATAAGACTGCCCTGTGGAATGATAGTCGGTGGAACGGTATCAACCGCCTTAACCACGAAAGACACCTGAGAAAAGTTGTCAAATGCGTCAGTTGCTGTAATTGTTACGGTAATCTGTGGATTGGTTGCGTTAAGAATAGTACCAGCCACAGGGTCCTGCGTAACCGATTTTATTTGGCAATTATCCTCCACCTTTATGAATTCAGGCGTGGTGTAATCCGGAAGAACTGCCTCACAATTTGTCCCAACCTGTATATACTGTGGCGGAATTTGTGCTAGCATACACGTACAACTGCTTGCAAGAAGCAGCACCATGATAAAACCAATAATCTTTTTCATTTCTCTCTTTATTTGGTTAGTAACTCTTTTAAACGTTCTCTTGCTCGAAGAACCCGCACTCGAATTGTTGAGGAAGGTTCTTGGTACTTGTCAGCAATTTCATGAAATTGCAATCCATTAAAGTAATACTCCTCAACCATTAGCCGAGTTTTACACTTTAACTTTGACACTGCCCGTTCTACCATCTCCATCTGCTGATTGTAAATAAATAAATCCTCTGGCGTTTCTACTCCATAAGAAATAAACTTACAATCTTCAGTAAGGGGAACTTCAGTAATACGTCTGTTCTTTGTTCTTATAAAATCAATACAGTTATTCTTTGCTATAGAAAACAACCAAGTACTAAACTTATTTGTTGGTTGATAATACTTAATATTTAGGCAGGCATCCTCAAATGAATGTGTCATTAACATTTCAGCATCATCTTTGTTATTGACAAAATTAAAGATTAATACATACAATGACATTTGAAAACGACGAACCATCGCTTTGTATGCTTGAGAATCCCCCTTACGCAAACCTTCTACCACTATATGCTCTTCATATTTCATTCTACAATCTCAAAATGACAAGCATCCCAAAATTTTGTATCATCAACATCATCATCCATATCCCAATCTGCACCAGAACGGATATGATGTGTAATTTTACCTTCAGCAAATAGCATTTCAGCAACACCCATCACAAACCCTGCAAAGTTGGAAGACTGTAATTTCCCCCAATCAATAGCAGTTTTTTCAAATGGTGCTGCATCTACGGCTAAACTCGGCCACTTATTATGCTTGGAAAGCGGCCACGGTTTTTCAGAGTTTCCGGCAGCATACGCCTCATTCTGCGCAATCTCCCCACGATGCCCACAAACGATAGTACAGTCATAATATTTGATGACCTCATTAAATAAAGTTTGCAAATCCTCATGACAAGTTACCAAACGACTTTTAGATGTATTTGAATACTTTGGCATTACGATTTTACTATTAATGCAACAACAACAGCCGCAATCCCTATGATAGCAGTTATAATGATATTTACCACATTCGCAGTATTCATCTTGATACGCTGTTTGAGTTTCTCAGCGGTGTTTACCTCAGCCTGAAAAATTAATAGAGCAGATACATTTGTGTTTAGTGCAGACATTATCTTATTCATTGCTCGCTGCTCATCCTTAATCATTATTAACTCTCCTTTTATCCCAGGATTTCCATTTCCATCAATGTCTTCTTCAATCGCGTCCAATCGTTTACTGATTTGTTCAATCTCCTTTGCTTTAGTACACGGTTCCATACTTCCTCCTTTCTTTAAACATTTGACTTATCTATATCTGACAGTTTACTAATAACGGATTTGGAAATTGTGTACGAATTGCATTATTCTGCTCACCAAGTACCTTCTTTACATAATGCTGAGTCGCACTTAAATCAGAATGCCTCAAATGATCTTTTAATTCAAGTATATCAAGTACTTTAGAATGTACAAGATAACTAGCACCCATATGTTTTAATGAATAAAATTTTACATCTTTGGATAGCCCAAATTTATCCCGGAACTTATTGAATCGAAACCTAAGCATATTTTCAGATATAACTCTGGTTCCCATTTGACCTTTCCAACTAAATACATATAAATTTGGATCTGCCTCAGATATTCCATATTCTTTACAAATATTAACAAAATCCTCACTCATTGTTATTCTGCCAACTTTTCCATTCTTTGTTTTGTCAGCATCTATTGTTAAGATACCATTGATCAAATCAAAAACATTTCTTTGTACTTATTTATTTCAAAATTATTATACAAAGTCCTTTTCTATTCAAACATTATGTTTTATTCTTGGTATTCATAAGCTCCTATCTCTGGCGGGTCGGCTACCATTCTGCCTGCGTAATCAGCAGTAATAAATGACAGACCAAGTGCTATGCCTGCGTTAATAGCATCAGATGTTGACTGTAATCTGAA